CTTCGTTTTCGTTTGTTTCTATTTCGCGCTCGTCAATGAGTTGTGCTCGTGCCATTATTAAAATTCCCCGCCTAAGTGGTTGTGGAGATGGTTACAATAGGGGTTAACCTATGGAGGCGTCCCTGTTCTTTTTCCCAGCTTTCTCGTGCTCTCGAACCCACTTCATGTGTTCTCCGGGGAAATCACCTGAAGAGCCGTCGAGTTGGCAACGAGTTGCTGATGGAATCTTTGTAGCTTTAGCGCCACAACCGCACCTACTGGTTGTAGTGCCTGATTCTACAAATTCTTCAAACCGATGCCCGTTAGTACAACGGAAGTCAAATACCTTAATCATCTTCTGTAGCTTCCTTGTAAGCGTTGTCTATGGTTACTTCAAAGTTTATCAATGAAGCCAAGACATTTAGCTGTCCTTTGCGGAAATACAGATCTTTATCATCTTTGATTGTATCAACATTATTGAGTACTGTGTTATTAGACTTTAAATCTTCAATAAGTTGTTTATAACCAGAGGTATTAAAGAGATCAAAGTAGTTGTTGTAGTATACTTCTGTTTCTTTGTCTAGCGAGGCCATTAGGTTGTCTCTAGTTGTTTCTATGTATATACTATATATTATAGCACATAAATAAGGTAAAGTCAAGCATTATTTTTGGTAATATTACCGTTTCTTTGCTGTTTTAGCGGCCTTCTTGAAGGCTTTAGCTGTAGGCGCACCCTTAGATCCGGGTTTACGCATCTTTTCACCTGAGCCAGCAGCAATACGCTTGCGTTTAGCGTGGATGTTGGCGTATAGCCCTTGCTTAGGCACTTTAGTACCCCTTCTTCATCTTCGGTTTAGCTTTAGACTTAGCTTTAGCCTTTGCTGCTGCTTTCTTCCCAGCTTTAGTGTAGGGGTACTTCTTTCCGTTAACCATTGGCATAGTTACTTTCTCCTTGATTTAGTGCCAGAACACTTCCAGCGTTTACGTGAAAGCCTCAGAGGGCTGTTGGGGTCTTTTGCTGCACTGGGATGATCCCTCATCTGACCAGCACTACGGGCACAGTAGGAGTCACCTTTGGACGTACCGGGTTTAACTTTCGCTCCCTTCTGTCCGTAGCTGACTTTTCTGCCTCCTGCTGTTACTTTTACTCGGGCTTTGCCTTTGGCTGGTTTTCTGCTTATTGACCCTGGCCTCCAAAGATGTTACTTGGGCCTCTAGCTGGGACAGGCGCTTGAGGAGCCCGTTGTGGCTGTTGATTAGCTGGACTAGGGCTTGTTCGAGTTCCTTGGTTGTTAGCATTACGTGCGTTGACCTCTTTTTCCTTTAGGAGAGTTTGCGCTACTTTTAAGCGACGTTCAAATTCTTTGTCTTCTTGGTCGCCTTCACGCAGGTTCCGGGTAATGGCTTCAATCTTGTCGATCTCAAGCTCCTGTGGTGCAAGCTGGGCATCAACCATGTACTTCTGTGCCCGTGCTTGAGACTCTTGAGCCTGCGCCTGCAACGCAGCAGTTTGACTCTGTTGAAACTCAAGCTGTGCCTGTTGTGCAGCCATAGCCATCTGTTGAGCTTGAGGATTAGGCTGTGAGGCTTGCTGTAGTGCAGCGATAAGCTCCTCACGGTTGCTCAAGTTCATGTTGTCGATGATGCTCTGAATCAACACAGGGTACAGAGGACTATCTTGCTTCATAGTCTGCAACAGTTGCACCATTTGAGTAACCTCGTACTCACGGGCAATGATGCCCAGAGTAGAGCTAGCGTTGAACTTGTAGTCGTTAACAGGGTAGTTATCAGGGTCAAACTGCATGTAACGGTGTGCAGCCTTAGTAACAAACGGGAGCAAGAACGACTGCTGGAAGTTTATAAGAGTCCGCTTATGCCGTTTAATAATAGCACCCAAAGACATAGAGATCCCAGCAGCAGTAGCCTCCCCATTAACTTGTCCTGCGATACCTGCTGAATCCACCGCTCCAGTTGCTTGTTGAACCATCTGTTGAAGGGCTGCTGCTTGTGCAAAGGTTACCTGTCCTACTTGTCCGAAGTTAAATGGCTGAAGAACCTCACGAGGGTCTCCGTTGGTTAAAATCATCTTACCGGGGCGTATCTCTGGCTTAGACCCTCTAGGAAGCCGTGTAGCGTCGATAGCGAGCATTGGGTGAATAGTTAAGGCTAGGGCATCAATACGTGCTCTAATCTCTGTATCGAGCGCCTTTTGGCTGTTGTAGCCCTTCTCACATACACCACGGCCCCAGAAGCGTCCGGGAACTACGTCCCAAGGAAAAGCCACTACAGGACGATCCTGCATCATGTAGGGGTTAGCTTCGGCTTTCAGGAGTGTACCACCGTTAGCAATAACAACGATGGCCTCAACGTACATTGAGTCACCCTCTACGTCCTCTTCTATGGCCGCCTCAAGGACGTTACGTGGGACTAGGCCGTAGTACTTGGTTAGTCGTACTTTGTCGTCTTGGAACACTGTGAGGTTCTGGTCAGGCTCTAGGTCAGTGTCTGGGGCAGCAGACTCAATCAGAGCCTTACGGTACACCCCTTGTTCTTGCAGAAGCTCTACTTGGTGCTTGCTTACAAACTCATCCACGGCGACACCCATAGCTTCTTCTACAGAAGTGGCTACAGGATCAATGAGGAAGTTCTGAGGCATCACGGGTTTGAGTCTTACAGCCACACGGTCAGTGATGTTAACACCGATAGCCTGAAGCTGTCCGTCCATGATTGGCTGTGTAGCAGGGGCCATCTCTTTTATTTCTTCTATGATGATCTCACCGATACCTGTGCCAAACACAGCAGCGTTAATCAAACACTCAGCTACAGCCTTACGTACCTTAGTCTTCTCGAAGTCTTCCGTCAGTTTGTTACGTAGGTACATAACGTCTTGACGGTCTTTGTCGTTCATGTCGTCACTGATGTCGAACCACTTGCCTCGTCCAAACGTGGCCTCTTCTAGCTCAGCTACGTTAGATTCTACAGCCTGCTGGAGTGCAGGAGAGATAATTCGGCTACGCTCAGACTTGCGCTCTGCGTCCGAAGGATCCCAGATTCCTCTCCAGAGTCTGTAGTACTCATCAAACTTTTCTTCGTAGTTGGACTCAAAGTGGTCACGCCAGTCTTCTACCTTTGCCATAGTCCACTCTTCTAGAGATTCTTCAATCATCATAGGATCGAGGTCGTAGATGTTTTCTTCTGTAGCCATGTTTAGTATCCCGCTATAGCATCAATAATTTCTGGTTCGTCAAACTCAAGATCACCAATGCCGTAAGGGACTTGAGCTAGCTGGTCTATGTACGCCAGAGCGTCCACAAGGTCATCGTGAGTTAAGGGGTCAGGAAACTGAAAGAGTTGATCTAAGAATCTACTGTTCCACTCACCTTGGTTGAGGGTTATAACACCGTTTTCAAATCTGCCTTGTAGTGCCCACATAATTCTATCTGTCTTCTTTCGGTTTCCGTGTGTAAGCTCTTCGACTCTAAAGAACTTGTTGTATTTCTTCTGTAAGTCCATAAGGGGCGACATAACGGCCTGTTTAGCAATTCCTCTTTCAATGCCAACACTAACAGGCTTATAGTCACGGACAGCTTGAAATATCTTTGTAGCCGTCTCATTTAAGTCCCATCGTCCATATATTATGTTGTCTACCCACCAGTTTCCGTTGTCACAGACTTTAGCTACAACAATAGCTGTTTCGTCTAGCTTTGTGTTCTTTGTTCGTTTCTTGCCTACTTCTTCAAAGCCAGCGAGGTCAATGGCTATGTAGTAGTCGCCATCTGGGGGTTCTTCGTCTGAGAACTTTATCCATTCTTCCTTAAACATCTCTGAGCCTTTGGCTTCAAACGATGCCATAAACTCTTGACGGAAGGCATAGCTTGACATCGACTTCTTAGCAACATCAATCTCAGACGGATCAAGAATAGGGTTGTCGTAGCTTGTGTAGTGCCAAGCCTTGTACGTTTCGTCTTCAGATAACTCTCCGTATTTATAGAGTTCATAGAAGTGGTTACGTCCCATAGGCGTACCGATGAACAACGCAGATCCCTTTTGGTCAGCCAGAGCAGGGCGCAGTATTTGCTCCCATACGTCTGGCTTCATATCTGCGTACTCGTCCATGACGAGGTACTTTAGGCTGACACCTCGCATTGTTTCTGGTCTATCTGCACCTTTAAGGCTAATAGTTGCCCCATTGACCAGTTTAATTTGTAGGTTGTTGATGTGGCTCCCTGAGATAACCGGATGTCCAAGTTCGAGGAGAGTTTGCCACATAATGTCTCTAGCTTGTCCTTGAGTGGGTGCAACATAAAATACGTGTCCTCTGTCAGTTTGAAGTGCGTTAATGATTAAAAGCCAAGCAGCAAGGCGGGATTTACCAGTACGACGACCAGCAGCAACAACTTTAAAGCGAGTCGTATCATTCCATACCTCCTGCTGCCAAGGCAGTAGTTCTACGTTAAGATCCATTAAAGTTTACAAATGTAGATGGTGCTTCTAAGAGATCAAAGGTAACTACAAACTCTACGTCACCTACGCCTGTGATGTACGATACTATCTTGTCACCACCTTGGAGTACAAATACGGCATCACTTAGTAATATGTAGTCCTTTGACGATAGGTTACCACCACCAAGTATATCTATAACAGTTGAGTCAGCTTTAACAACTTTGACACCTACGCCGTTAGTAGAGCCACCTATGTTAACTACAAACAACATGTTCCAGTGGCCTACGTATCCGCTAGGGATAGTAACTATGTCTGTGTCTGTGGTTGCTGCGGTGACGTTTACGTTCTTTGTGTATAGCATCAGTATGTCCAAACGACGGGAGTAGTGCCCCGTGTATCTAAGTGTATATACGTATCTGCTACGCCTATGCCAGTGAACCCTAGGTTAAACGCGTGTTTCAACAGAGTGTGGCGCTGGCTGGCGTTAGAAACTGCAATGTCCGCTGCGATCCCTTGTGCGTGTTTACCGGGTACAGGCTTGGCTGATTCAATGGAGTGTCTAGGACTTCTGTATCCGCTAGTGATAACAAAAGGAAACCCAGAACTATGCCTAAGCTCGTCCAAAAGATCAAGAAAAGCCCGCTCCATGTTGTTTTCACCAGTTTCTCTACAGTCGAACTCTTCAATTTTAAAGTACCTCACCAGAGTCTCCGTCTATCGTGTTACCAGAGCTAACTTGAGTTTCACCAACACCCGTAATGTTGATCTGTATAGCGTTTCTACCAGAGTCTTTCACCACTTCTTTTTCAAATGCCCCTACAGGAAGCATACGATCCATGATTAGCTTCCAAGCAGCCGCTTGGTTCTTGTGGTCATCGTTTAGAGCAGCATCAAAGATGGTATTTAACACCTTAACGGACTTAGGAGAGGCTAACATACGAGCTTTGTACTCGTTAATGATAGCTGCATCGCCCTTAGGACGGCCTCTGCCTACCCTGTTGCCTGCTTTCTTAGCAACAACAGCAGTTTTCCTTGGTCTACCCCTCTTTTTAGGAGTAGAAATAGTAGTAGTTTCTTCCTCTAGATCAGACATAGTAGCGCCTATGTTACCTGTGTTTAAACATCACCTGTCACCCCCATATACTGAAGGGCTTACCTTTACGCTTGTTGCTAGCTAAAGTAAGCCTAAGGTCATACCAACGAGGGGGATCGAGATGATATATATAAAAGATCTATTACTTAATCCCTTAATTTGGTAAACTTCAGTATACCTCTTTATTATACCATATTTTTTACCTAATGTCAACCCCTTTAGTACTAATATGTGTAATATTACCATAAATAATTAGAGGAGTACCTTACCTTTTTACTCAAGTAATCCCCAGAGTTATCCACAAGGCCTTTCCTTAGGCTACACAAGAGGTTACTTATTCCCCTCTCAAGCGTAAACAAGGGTTTAATATGCCTCTTTTTTCTAAAATTTACCTTTAGTAAACTTGAGTGGGTACAACAAAAGTAATCACAAGTCAATCCCCTCCCCCGGGGTCAACCAAAGGCCACCCCTTGTGTTAATCCCTAGCACACCACAGCCCACAACACAAGGAAAAACTTAGGTAATATTTACGTAAATACTAGGGGTTGACACAAGAGGCCACTTGTGTTAGGGCCTAGCAATCACAAGCATTGACACAAGGGGCAACACAAGGGATAACTTTGGTAATATTCACGGTGGCACAGGGGTTGACAAAAGGTCGAGAGTGTGGGCCAAAGTGGGTGCCTCTTGAGTACATCACAAGCACACCACAACCTACCCTGTCAACTGTAAATAATTACACAAGTCTAGACACTATTACACACACGCGCACATGCGAGTAACACAAGGTGGCTGGATGTGTCAATAAAATAGTAGTGGTAATAGTTCACAAAAATAGTTATTGCATCTG